CCTACGTATTGGTCCAGTAGGCTGCGTACAGTGCCATTGAAGGCATCTGTAGCGAGCAGCGTCTCAGCACGAGTCCCCTGCTCAATAATTTGTTGTGTCTCCACAATGCTCTCCTTAACATTTCCAGCGACGTCGCGCGGCTTTGCCACGCTCACCTGTCCAACCTTTCGATCTGGCACAAAATGATTTGCGTCGTTTAGCAGCTTTGCTGCCAGGCTTAACCTTGCCTGTCACTGGAGCTTTTAGTTTACCACCTGTTGCCCTGTTGTACTTAGCTCTGCCTTTTGCAGTTAAGCCAGCACCTTTGGACGCAGGTAATTTCTCACCTCGGCCGACTGACAGCCGAGGCTCACTTTTCTTCTTTGTCTTAGATGGCATCAGTAGCCACCTTTTCTCTTACGCTTTTTGCATGATTTTGCTGCACGACATTGTGTTTTTGACTTGCAGGTTTTACATGTTTTGAACATTCATAACTCCTAGGAATTAGGGCTGACCACAGCCGTACGTTCTTGTGCAGGTGTCTGCTTAGCCATCTGCAATTCTTCGTACGCGACGTCAGCACGGATTTCGCTGTCAAAGTCTTTGCGTTCTTCTGTGCTGTAGGCAGTAGCCATAGCAACTTCAGCGCGCTTCTGCTCAAGTTCAAGACGTGCTTGTTCGAGCTGCAACTTCATCTGTGCTTCTTGTTCTTGCAACGCCACTTTGCGCTCTTCGAGCTCCATTTGTTTCATTGCAATTTGCTGCTGCATTTCTGCAGCTGGATCAGGCTGTGGCGGAGGCACTTGCTCAGGCGGTGTCAAGAAAGTGTCGACATCCTTAATACCTGCGTTGAGCAGTGCTTGGCGCACCATAGCGTATCTATTCTCAGGAGAATAAAACTGCTGCATGCCTGGATCTTGCGTAAGCATTGCGTGAAGCTGTTGAAACTTTTGTGCTTCTCTTTCGCTTTCGCCATAACCTAGCTTGAATGATACTTCGACATCTTGTCTTTGTTTCCAAGCCTGTGGTTCTATTTCAATATAGTTACCTGCTACTTCAACGATCTTTTCGTATTGTTCGTTTTCTATTGCAAGTCTGTACACTTCAAGCACAAGTGGCTTTAAGAAATTATTTGCAAAGTTGCGAGCAATAATCTTTGAACGCTGCTGTGATAAGCTAACTAAATTCTCGACCATAGCAGCTGAGTTTTGTTTACTCACTGCATCTTTGTTTAAGCCTTGTGACAACTTACTGACGCCAGATGTATTTTCTGCGTCTTCTTCAAGTTGCTGCATGGACTGAAACACAAATGGGTTTAGTGTGTTTTGCATCAGTGGTGTAACACCATCAACACGTGTCACATTGACTATGCCGCCTAAACGATTGTCTAGCAGCTCGCGAGGATTAGTTAGTGCGCCTTTTTGTACAAGGTAGCGAGGATTAGTTGTTACAGAAGCATGATCAAGGATTGACCTCATCAGTGCTGTTTTTGCGTTCTGTGTTGGCATCAACTTATAAGCAAAGTTTTCGCCATGAAACGAGTGTGGCACTGGTATTGGTGTGAACACAATAAATGGTCTGCGATCGACTTCTTCAATGTCTAGCATTGTGTTGCCAGCAGACATCACTTTATATAAGCGTGCTTCACCATCACCTTCCATATCAGCTTCGACATAAGACTCATACACCACAACTTGCTTCATCTGCTCTTGGCGATGGTGCTCGTCAGGTGTCAGCTTTTGCGGACCTGTCTGTTCGTGACGGTAATATGCCTCGTCGTAGTTCTCACCTAGCGGATCTTCATCTGAGCCAATGCTTTCAATAAGGTCAGCATCAAAGCCCATTGATATTAGATCTGCTTTACGCATTACGCGCCTGTGAGCTACAAAACCTTCGTCAATGCTTGTTGACATTGGATTAATGATAAACTCTTCAGGTGGTATAACTTCTATACGCACCTGCGAATTATTAGACGAGCGTTTCAATACGCCTGACAACATACCATTTGAATCGTCAAGCTGTGCAAGACCGTCTACGTCAGACTGAGCCATAAGTGTGTCTAGTTGATCAGCTGACAAGTTGTTAAATTCTTCTTCAACTGTGTCGATCTTCTGATCCCAATACACCTTTGCAATACCATTACGAGCCATTAGTCCGTCGTGAACAATGTCTCTGTACAGACTGAAACCATCGTTCTGTCTATGAATGATATAGTTAGTGTAGCTAGTGCAGACACGAGCCATCTCTACATCTTCAGGACCTTGTGGTGCAAACTGCACAACATCTGTTCCTGCTGAAAATGTTTCGAGCAGCAGTGCTTTCAAACCTTCAACACCATCGTACACATCTTGTGACACATACGAGCTATTGCCGTTTGACTGCCGCTCAGGTAGCTCTGCGTGATAGTACCGAAGCATCTGTTGCCGTTCGTGGCTGAGATCGCCGTCGGAATAACCGATAGAGCCTTTGATCTCGTCTTGAACGAGACTGAGCAGCTCATCTTCTGTTAGTGCTGTAAATGTCTCAGCCATTATATTGCCTCGCTGTAATAGTCATCGTAAACAGCTACTGGTTCCCAGCCTTGCTGATGTCCATAATTGGCTAGTGCTAGTGACATGACACAATCGTCATGACATCCAGCTTCAGCCTCCATGCCGCCAGTTTCTGTTTCGATGTAAGTTAGCATTTCGCGTAGTGTTACTTTGTCATTGATCTGCAGCTCTTGCTCGCGCATAGCAGCACGCAGCTCGTTAATGACAAGTGGTTTACTCTTAGCTGTTGTAGAAAAACCAAGTTTGATTGTTTCTTTATCAGTGACTTTGTCTACAACAATTTCTGTATGAAAATTTGCGTAATTATAATCTTTGTATAAACGTGTGCATGTTAGCAAACCGTGCGAGTTACTCTCACATATAATATATGCATCGTTAAAAAACTCACCAAGTCTGAGTAGCACATCTGCAAAGAAGTCAGGATGAACATGCGCACGATATGATGCAACATGACGTTTTTTACTATCAAGCACCTGTGCGACCGAATAGTCACCACCTCTGATGCCCATAGCAACGTCTGCACCTATTGTGTACATCTCGCCTGGATCTACGTCTCTGTATAGAACAAGCTCACCTCGTGGATGAGCAACCCACTCTTCGTCTTCTAGCGCTAAACGATGTGTATGCGGTTTTGCATATTCTAACATTTCGACTAGCTGCTGTGGGTTGAATATTGGTCTACCAGACGTCAAAAACGCTTCATCTGCATTTGATGGATATTCCTGCCTGAACAGATCAATACCGTTTTGTGCTACCTTCTTGCGTCTGAAAGCAAGCTGCTCGACACTTAGATTATAGTTGTCTTTGAGCTCTTGCTCGTCAGGTGTAAGTTCCATGCCACCAGTAGGCGTTTCAGAGTATTCTTCTTGTATAAACCACGGCAAGAAGACAGGTATAAATCCGTTAGTTCCTTCACAGGCACCCTTCCATAAATCATAAAATTTTCCAGATACACCATTTGCAGTAGACTCAATAAACACAGCAGTGTTCTGCTTGTTCGGTACTGCCTGCATAATAGCGTTAAAGTTTTCTTCTGCAGTCGACGGAGACCAGAAAGCTAGCTCAGATAAATGAGCTACAGTCACTGTCTCGCCTCGTGCTACAGACTCACCACCAGCAGTCGCAACTACGTACGAGCTGTCCAGAACATTGAAGTTCAACTCTCTACGTGATGAGTATTTAGTGCTAGGCTTAATAGGTTCAGGACAGTTCTCATGATACCTGCGAGTCATATCAAACAGAGCTCGTGTGGAGTCAGCATGGTGTGTTACAACCAAGCCACGTTGTGCTTTTCGTTGTGACAGCCACCAGTACAGATAACCACCTACCATAGTAGACAATCCCATCTGACGAGCTTTGAGTATAATAACTCTTATTTTGCCTTCTTCTGCGTATTGTTTTTGCACAGCGTCTAATAGTGCTTGCTGCGCGATATTAAGTTGTAGTGGTGTTACGTCACCATCTTTAGTTCTGATTTTGAGTGCGTTTTTTGCGTAAAAATCAAAATCATCCCTCAATCTTTTGCGTATCTTCGTCGCTTTCGTCTGAGTCATCTAAACTTGCCAGCCACTCTTCAGCGACTGCCTTCACCTCATGCTTGTTCACAGGCTTCTGCTTAGTGAAATCCAAAAGAGCTTTTGCAGCACTAGTTTTAACTGTTGCTGCATCAGGTCCTTCAGCTATCTCTAACAGAACTTGCGTAGCACGCTGAGCGATAGAGTCATCATCAGGTAAAATGCCTTGATCGATCATATCTTTCACTTTCTGTTCTGCTTTTTCTTTTGCTATTTCACGAGCTTTAGCCAACTGTTCAGGTTGTCGTCCCCAGCCGTCAGGTACTCCTCTAGGCCGATGATTTTTTGCGCCCACGCTTCTTAGCATTGCTAGGTGCTTTTGCCACCTTGGTCCGCCCTCCTGCTTCATCCGTGTTATCGGGTGCAGGTGTTTGTTCTGCTTTGTCCACGCTGGTTTTTTCTGAGGGTTGGCTCTTAATCTCTTCGACTTTTGATTTAGTGTTGCGTTCGGCTCCATGTATCACCTCGTGAATACTGTTCAGCTTAGTAATTACATATTCGCGTACTGCGTTATGTGTGCTAGCTGAAGATGTGTTTAGTGACGCAGGAGGCAGCGAGTTAAGATATTCTCGACCCATTGCTGCTCGCGCTTCTAGTGTAAATCGCTCGTCGTTAATGAGCTTGTCGAAGTGTTCAATCACTCCATATATTTCATAAGGTTTCAATTTGCTCTCCTTAAATTTTTATGACAGCGCATACATGTTCGGCTCTTGGTCAGTGCCGAATGTTTGCTGCTTCTGCTGCTCGATTTGTTGCAGTACTTCTGACATTGGTGCTTGAATAGTCTGGCTGCCTTCAGGTGTCATAATGTTAAATTTAACAGTGACACTTGCTGGGTTCAGACCATTAGCCTCTGCGATCTGCTGATAGATCGGGCTGTTAGCTATGTCTCGCAAGATTGACCAGTACAGCTCACGCATTGTTTCACCATGCTTTGCATGTGTTGCAAAAGCATCGTGTGTATGCATAAAGCCTGACGCACCAGACTGACGTAAACGGCGTGCTAATTCACGCTGCACATACGCATCGAGTGCATGGTTCAAAAATGCTGCAAAGCCTGTAATTGCTAACTTGTCTTCGTAGACAGGAACAGCAATATTCCGATCACCATCAAGCTCCCACTTGACACGCTTCTTAGCACTGTCAGGTAGCTTGCCTGTATAGACAGCGACGTCACCATCTGGCAGAGGAACACGCACAGCAAAACCATCTTGGCCTTGTATGTCGAACATTGTGCTAGCGATTGCTCTAGCGACACCTTCTGCCATAGCAGCACCACGGAATTTTGTATCAAAGTCTAGCTCAAGATCATTTTGGATCTGTTTAAGGCTATCTTTGATCTCCTGAGGTCTTCCCTCGCGCGAGTCTGCGTACTCTGGCAGTGACTTAGCTATCTCATCTGCACCAGATTTCATGGCTGTGAGCTTAACTTGGCCATAAGAACGTCTATTACTAATAAATTTCTTAGTAATCTTACGTGTTTTCGTTTGTGGCAAGTTAAGTGTGCGCTCTAACATCTCAGCACCAGGTCGATACAAATCACCACCTGGACCGTCTGGGTCCATAGGGCCAATGTTCGTTTCTGCTGCAAGATTAGCATCACCAGTTAACACAGCATGAAGCTGATAAGATGATGATGTCCCATCAAACCAAACTGGATAACTAGACTTAAAGTCTGCTAATGCAGCTTGTGCTTCAGGTCTCATAAACAGCTCGCTTGAGCTCATCTTCTTTGCATCAGGTATGATGTTTTCTAAGAAAGCTCTCATGCGACCAAGTTCAATTGCTGCACGCTGCATCTCAAAACCGTGTTCAGCCACATCAAAAATGGCATGGTTCTTTTGATACAGAGTTGTGCCAGACTGCTTGTCAAGAAACAGCTTTGGTGTACCACCACGAGTGTGAGAGTAAACGTAGCTGCCATCTTGGCCATAAGCGTTGACCAGATAATCGATAAGCGGCATCTGTAAGTCTGCTTCAGGTATCACGTCAGTAACAGGTCGACCTGTAAGCTGCATATATTCTGCAACTGTACCAAACAAGAAACCAGCACGCATGTTGTACGGTAACTCGTTTGATATGCCGAAGTGATCACGCAGTGAGTGTAAGAACTGCTCAAAACCAGTTTCGCCTAGTGGTTCCCAGTTAGGAAACTCCCATATAGCTTTACCAGCTTTGCCTTGATATGACGCTGACCCATTGAGTGTATCAATACGCAGTCTGTCTTGAGCTTGACGCTTCATAAAGACAGGTGTCATACCACCAGTATCTTCGTTCTTGTTGTCTCTGTACTGCTTAATAGCTTCAGCTGACGCTAATGTGTAAGCACTATCAGTTGTGCCATCTTTCTTGTAGATCAGATCAAGACCACGATGTGTTTGTGGTGTGGACTGCATTTTGTCCATCATCTCGTATATCTTATCGTTGATAACAAGAGCTTGTTTCTGCTCACGTTCAATAAAGCCCTCAGTGTTTTCGTACATACCAAGCGGATGTCCGTTGATCTTAGGCTTGCCACCCCAGTGAGTTGGCTTTGCTCTATTCTCAAACTTACTGATGTTATTGAGCTCTGCTTTTTCTACAAGTTCAGGCAACGTTGGTTCAATCATGTGTACTGGGTACAAACGACCACCTGCTGATGTGCGGAAGGCAAGACCGAAGTCACCAATAATGCCAGCTTTTTGCAGTGCCTTGAGAAGTGTCAAGAAGTCTTCACGATACGGCTGAATAGCCTGTTCCATGTCCATATCTGGATCTGGCTTTGTAACTACACCAGCATCATCCATAACACCAATAGCACGCAGATAGTCTGCAGCAATCATGCCCATGTCTGTTGAAGGTGTAATACGTGAAAATGTTTTTATTAACACTTCAGGTGTAATCGAAGGCAAACCGAGATTCTCAGCGATGTTCTGCATTGCGCCGTCGTAGTTCATATTG